TCTTGCACTTTGTCGGAATCGACCTTGCGGTCAAGGCGGCTCACAATCTTGACTTTGTAGCCTGGCACTTTCAAATTTTCGGTGCCTTCCACATCGTCACGAATGCCGGTCAATTCACGCACGCGGTCTTCAATAAGACGTCGGTCTGCCGTTGCGGTTGCCTCCGCTTGTTTGGCCATTAGCCACATACTGGCAAGCGAGGAAACGTCGGTAACGGTTTTAATGAATTCTTCGCGGTTGCTCATTCCTTACCACCGATCCCGTGGGCGCGCTCAATGTCGCGGGCAAATTGCAGCACGTCGCTAGGCGATTCGACCCACATCTCCCACAGCATTTCATTCGTCAGCGGCTGGCGCTGTGCTGCGGGTGGGGTGGTGTAGAGCATGGACAAGTCGGCAGGCTTGCTGAACCACAGCACCTGCCCACGCCCATACGCTTCCTCTTGCAGTTGTCCCACCGGCTCTTGCTTCTCTTGCTGGGGCAAGGAGACGTGTTGCAGCACAAGACCATGCAGCCTCTCAATTTCCTTCTCGGCGTCCTTGATGATGGAGCCGTAGAAATTGTTGACCTTCACTGCCGCCATACGGCGTGACAGTTCAATGTTTACCAGCGGCTCCTGCTTCATTACTTCAACTTGATTCATACTCTGCCTCCCCATTGATTTGCAAAAGCCTCGGCAATTCCGGCGTAGGTTTCGCTACGAATTTTCCAGCGGTCTTTGCTGGGTGGCAGCTTGTTCTGCCCGTTAGCAGTCTGGTTGCTCCTGCGCGTCTTGGCATCACCTGGCAACACATGAGTCTTTTCAAGTAGCGGCAGATTTTTCAGCCACAAGCAGGTTTTCTTGCTTGCGTCATGACCAAACCACCACGGCTGGATAATCTGGTCCGGTTTACGGATGCGCGTGCTGATAATGCTTATCGGATTTTCGATGGCGATTCGCTTGATTGGAGCGTCCATTAGGCGCTGCACAAACGCAAGCGCGTTCTCGGTCAACTGCGGGTCACGCAGTCCGCGAGTCGTCCAATGCATACCGCTGACGGACAAATAGGTGCATGGCGGGTGGGCGATCATCAAATCCCATCCATCATTGATGATGTCAAACACGTCGCCTTGATAGTGCGGGCCTGGTGCATCTGTCGGCAGCAAATCGCAGCTCATGACGTCATGCCCGTACCTTAGAAAAGCATCCCGCACTTTTCCGCTGTACTCGCAGGCTACTAAAACTTTCATGCTTCCCCCTTTGCTGCCCCGATCCCGTGGGCGGCCAGAAGGCTCAGACACTTCTTGGCCGCGAACTCAATGCTCATTCCCGGCAATGCTTCATGCCTAATTTCTACCCCGGTCACAAGTTGGGTGACCGTCTTGTCGCCAACCCAAATGATGACGCCTGCGTACGCCAGCGGCTGGCGCTGGGGCGGGGCGGTGTAGACCGCGACATTTGCTCCAGTTTCTTTTCTCGGATACACATACCCGTATGGCAAACGTCCTTGCTGCAATTCATGGAGGTGGCCTGCGTTCATAAAGCCCACCGGCTCAACTTGTAAAGATTGCTTACCAGTTGGTCGCTGATCCATCGCCCAGCTGAGCCATTGCTCGGCAGTCATGTCGTAATAGCCATCAGGCCCGACGCTGGACAGTTCTTCACCGATCCGCATCGCAGCGTTCTTCCACGCCACCGGCTCCTGCTCAATCGTAAAGGGAAACCTCTCCCGAAAACACTTATCAAAATAGTCTTCCCACATCTTCCGCATTTCGGGATGCATCGGCTTCTGCTCCTGACGCTCGGCCTCATCAATCGCCCGGCGCAGGACATCACTAGCCACGCACACGGGGCAGTCGCAGTTGATCGGCTGCTTAGGAGTGATGTGGTCAGCGGCCCAATCCAAAGCGCCGAGAGCCGTTTTCATTGCGTCGATGCTCATCTCACCCACCGATCTTTGCAATGATTGCACCAAGGTCCGGTGCCTCCCACGGGGCCAGTTTCCCCGAGCGATCCTTGGCAAGCCATAGGCCATCGCCATCGCACATCAATGCGCGCTGCGTATTGCCATCGCTATCGCGCTCGATTCGCAGCGCCAGCACTTCGTCAAAGTAGTACGGCAGGCTCTGGCCAGTCTTGTTGCCAGGCATCGAGGGCGCATACAAGATGCGGCCCATCTCATCTTGACTTTTTTCCAACTTCGCGCTCATGTACACGTGCCGGCCAGGCAGATCGCGGAAGGCGCGAATAATGTCGGCCATCTGCTCTTGCATTGCACCGTATGCCTGGCGCGGGTCTTTGGTTGCTTTCTTTTCCGCATTCAGCACCACCTCGGCAATTTCGGAGATGCTGTCCAGCGCCACCGACTGAAAGCCTTTCGCCTCTGCGCTCTCGGTCAGCCATTGATACGATTCTTTAAGCGCCTCCATGCCATCAATAGCAATGTAGGGAATGTCCGCATCTTGAATCGAAAGCAGGCCACCTTCTGCCGAGAGCACAATCGGGCTCGGTAGCGTTTTAATAAGGCTGGTTTTGCCTGCGCCTGCCTGGCCGTAGACCAGCACCTTGACCCCACTAGCGGACAATCCGCCAGTTCGTTTCACATTAATAGCCATCTCTGGCTCCTTTCAGTTGTTGCTGCGCCTTCGGCCAATTCCAATCGCGCAGGGTTGCAACGATAAATGATCTGGCGTACCATGTCAACATCTAAATGGACGATTTAAACGATGGGACAAAAAATGATGACGCTAGAGCAAATTAGGCACGCGCTGGTTGACAGACGACCGGGGCTGGTCGCGCAGGCAACCGGCTTGCACCTGAACACCGTGCGTGATGTGCGCGACAACGCCGACGCCAACCCGACCTACAAGGTGCTAAAGGCGCTATCCGACTACCTCCAGCACCGAGAGGCAACCATCAATGGCTGACCTATCCAATGTTTTAGGTGGCCCTTGGGCACCACCAGCAGAAAAGCGCGTAGACCCGCCCGAAACACAGCTCATAGACGCCATGCGTGCGGCTGGCCTCGAGCCACCGGCCGAGATACATCTGGACGGAAATATTCATAGATTTCGCTCAGGCACCAAGGGATCGCCAGGCCATGGTGACAAGCCGGGGTGGTATCTGGTCTTTGGCGATGGCATTCCTGCCGGCCGGTTTGGCTGCTGGAGGGCTGGCATCGAGGTGACATGGCGGGCAGATGTTGGTCGGCAGCTCACCGACATAGAGCAGATGGCGCACGCCAGGCGCATTTCTGAGGCGCAAGCGCTACGCGACGCAGAGCTGGTGCGCCAGCGTGAAGTCGCCGCCAGCACGGTCGAGGCGATCTGGACCGGGGCACAGGGAGCAAAGCCCGAGCATCCATACCTTCAGCGCAAAGGCATTCAGACGCACGGCGCACGAGTGACAGGCGATGGTCGCTTGGTGGTGCCTTTGTACGATGTGGATGGAAGCTTAAGCACCCTTCAATACATCGACCACGAGGGCAACAAGCTGTATCACCCTGGCGGTCAGACCGGCGGCAAGTTCTGGATGCTAGGCACGATGGATGAGCCAGGCCGCATCTACATCGCTGAGGGGTTTGCCACGGCAGCGACCATTCACCAGACCACGAACCGACCGGTGGTGATTGCCTACAGCGCGAGCAACCTAGTGCCGGTCACCGGCACTATGCGAGAGCTGCACGGCCCCACACAGGACATTGTGATCGTGGCCGACAACGATAAAAGCGGCGTTGGCCAGCGGTATGCCGAGCAGGCCTCGGCCAAATATGGCGCGCGTATGGTCATGCCACCGATCCTTGGGGACGCCAATGATTACGCCCAGGCAGGCCACGACCTAGCCAGCCTGCTATCGCCATCCAAGCACGATTGGCTGGTGCCTGTAGACGAGTTTTCGGCCCAGCCTGCGCCTATCAGTTGGCTGGTTAAAAGGTGGCTCCAAAGCCAGGCGCTCATCATGGTGCACGGCCCATCAGGCGGCGGCAAGACGTTTGTGGTCCTAGATTGGTGCCTGCGTATGGCCAGCGGAACCGTCGATTGGTGTGGTCAAAAGGTAAAACCGGGCAATGTGGTGTACCTAGCCGGCGAGGGCCACCACGGCCTACGCGGGCGCATTGCGGCATGGAAGCACCACAACAGCGCCGGCAAGTTGGCCATGTGGCTATCCAAAGATGGCTGCGACCTAAACACGCCAACCGGCTATTTGCAGGTGGTTGAGCAGGTCCGGCTACTGCAAGAAAAGCCCGCCGTGATCGTCGTGGACACGCTGCACCGGTTCCTGTCGGGCGACGAAAACTCGGCGCAGGACGCCAAAACGATGCTGGATGCCTGCGGCAACCTGATGCAAGAGTTTGATTGTTCCGTCATTCTGGTTCACCATACAGGCGTATCAGACGAGGCCCAGCACCGGGCACGAGGGTCTAGCGCCTGGCGCGGTGCATTAGATATTGAGATTAGTGTCGTGCCGGGTAAAAAGGACGAGCCAATGCAATTGGTGCAAAGAAAATCAAAGGATGCCGAGCTGGCACCAACGGTTTATTTGCAATTGCAGACAGTCACCATTCCGGGTTGGTATGACGAAGATAACCAGCCAGTAACCTCGGCAGTTATTATTGAATCAAATGCACCAGTAGAGCCGAAAAAGGATAGCAAAATAGAGACGCATCGTAAGATGTTTGAAAATGCTTGGTGGGCCTGCGGTGCGGAAGAGCGAGACGGTACACCTTATTTAAGCAGGTCGGCATTAAAAGATAAGTTACTTCAGGACGGCAACGCCGAGCGCACCGTGCGGAACATGGTTAACCCGTCCTATGGCGACAAATTGATCGGGGCGCTCATCAACGCCGGGATCATTGAGGCAAACGAGCATGGCTGGATCGTCACCAATGACGTCCAGGCCAGTTCTATGCTACTGAGGAAAAGCACAGTATGAAGTTGACCCTAAATGACCCTAGGGTCAAGTTTAGGGTCAGGGTCAAAGTTGCACAAAAAAGCGGCAAAGTTGACCCTCCCTGACCCCTAACCCTATAGGGTTAGGGTCAAGGGTCATGCCGCGTATGGGGTCAACCAGGGTTAAATTCATTTTTTAAAGTAAGCGAGGACTAACATGAAATTCAAAGCCAGTATTGAGCAGGCCAACACCAC